GCATTGTAAAATTACTTAAAGCAATAATTGAAGACAATCTTGGATTAGAAAATAAAAACATTGAAATAATCGAAAATTTAATTGTTAAACTTAAAGAAGATATATAACATAAAGGTCTTGGCGTCAACCCTTCTAATTCTGCCGCCATTATTAAAGTAAGGAGATAATAATGGGAAAACATTACAGTACAAAACACTACGGACACAACATTGGCTTATCGGCAGTGTTTCGACAGCCTAACGCAGATCATTCACACTGCCATTTGCTACATGGTTATTCATTGGCATTTACATTTACATTTGGTTGTGACGAACTGGATAACAAAAACTGGGCAGTAGACTTTGGAGGACTAAAACCTTTGAAGAAGTGGCTAGAAGATAGTTTTGATCACAAGGTTGTAGTTGATTCAGCAGATCCAGAGATGAGAACTATGCGTGATCTTGAAAGAAAAGGACTAGCAGAAATTACAGTGTTTGATGGTGTAGGCGCAGAAAAGTTTGCTGAACACGCATTTAAATTTGCGGATGCACTGATACGTGAAAAGACAATGGATCGTTGCTATTGTGTACGAGTTGAGTGTGCTGAACACGGAGCAAATTCAGCAATCTACGAGGGTTAGACATGAAGTTTAAAAGTTCTAGTATAGAAGGTGTTGTTGTTAAGAATGACGACCGCTATATTGTAAAGGACAATACAACACTAAAAAATCTTGTTGTTAGTTCAACAAGATTAAATCCACGCAAAAGCACAAGCGGACATAAACATAAAGGGCAAGAAGAAGTCTATATGTTTTTAGAAGGCTATGGTACGATGGAACTTGACGACGTAACCTACAATGTTGAAGCAGGTGATACTGTTCTAATTGAGGACGGTGTGTTTCATCGTGTACACGCAGGCAATGAAGAACTTTATTTTGTTTGCGTATTTGATGGAAAGAGATACGAATGAGAATTATAGCAGGACCTTGTCAACACGAAACTCTACATCAAAGTATGGAGATTGCTCGCGAGTGTCAACGTGTTTGTGACAAATACGATATAGAATACTATTTCAAGGCAAGTTTTGATAAAGCAAATAGAACCAACATCAAAGGCAAACGAGGTGTAGGATTAGAAACTACACTTAAAGATTTTAAAATGATAAAAGAACAAGTAGGTTGTAAAACACTTACTGATGTTCATAATCAAAACGAAGTTCTAAAGATTGCCGCATACTATAACGATATAGTTGATGTGTTACAGATCCCGGCATTTTTATGCCGTCAAACTGATTTAGTACAAGCGGCATGCAAAACAAAAAAGATTGTAAATATCAAGAAAGGACAGTTCCTTGCACCATGGGACGTTGAAGGTATACTTTCAAAAACAGAAGGTGCAAAAGAAGTATGGATTACAGAAAGGGGAACAAGTTTTGGATATAACACTCTTGTCGTGGATTATACTGGTCTTATGTGGATGCTCGACAATATTGACGCTGACATCGTGTACGATGTTACGCACTCTGTCCAAAAACCCGGAGGATTGGGGACTAGTAGCGGCGGCAATCGTTCTTTCGTCCCTGGGATGGCTCGTAGCGGGTGTGCTTTGGGGATCACAAATTTCTTTTTAGAAGTACATGCTGATCCAGATAATGCTCCAAGTGACGGACCTAATATGGTTAAGTTAACTGACTTTGAAAAAATTATTGATGATATAGTAAAAATAAAGGGAGCATTAGAGAGTGCCGAAGATTGATAAAAGTCAATATTCTAAAGAAGAATGGAAAAAAATAAGAGAACAGCGTCGGCTTGAAAAAGAAAACAACCGCCGCAAACAAGAAGTAGTAGCCCCAGTATTTGAAAAAGGCTATCCATCATATGATGCTGTAAATAGTAAAGGAAAAAACTATGTACTGTGTTTAAAGCACGGTGACAAGTATAGTGCAAAATATGTAAACACACTTTACAGCATGGTAAAACAAAATCTTACAATTCCTTTTACTATGGTATGTTTAACAGATAATAAACAAGATATCAATAAAGATATACTTTGTTTAGATTTGCCAAAAGAACTTACTGGTTGGTGGTGTAAGCCTTACATGTATTCAGCAGACTTACCTTTAGCAAAAGACAGTACAATTTTGTATATGGATCTAGATGTTGTTGTAAGTGGCAATTTGGATAAACTGTTTGAGTACGAAGTAGACAAATGGTGTGTAATTAGAGATTTTACTAGATCGATGCAACCGCAGTGGAAAAAGTATAACTCAAGTGTTATTAGATTTAAATTAGGACAACTAAATGATGTATGGACACACTTTATTAAAGATCCAAAATCAATAATTAAAAGTCATTTTGGAGATCAAGATTGGTTATGGACAGCAACTAATCAATCAAATCCTGCTACATTATGGCCTGATGAATGGATTAGAAGTTGGAAATGGGAAGTGCGTAAATGCAGGATTTTAACTTCCGGAGCCAAGGGCAATAGAAGATTTAGAGAAGTAGAAGATGTAATACCACCTGATGATTGTTCTATTTGCGTGTTTCACGGAGATCCAAATCCACATAATTGTGATGATCCGTGGGTAAAAAATAATTGGAAGTGATTGTGAAAAGGTAAATATTGTCATGAGCAGAACATTTGAATTTGAAGATTACAAAGTACTTTGGGGTACTATTGTAAAAGAAAAAAACATTGAAATTAACAATTTTCCTGATATTCCATCAGGTCAACTAGAACCAATGTCACAAATTGACGGGCTAAAGGATATTAAACAATCTGTAATAGATTGGGCAAAAGATTTTACTCCAAAGCATCATATAACACCTGTAGTTGCAAGCAGTTGGTTAAGCACATTTTCACCTAATAGTACAGGAATGGATATCCATACAGATGAAGATCATGGAGGAACTATAAGTGCAGTATGTTGGTTCGAAGGTCAAGAAGGACAAGGCGGTGATTTAGTCCTTTGGGATCCAAGATGGGAAAATCCAAAACTATGGGGCGGAGTTAAAGGTGATGGCAAATACGTAATTCCTTTTAAGCCTGGTAAAATTGTAATGTTTCCAAGTAGTGTATGGCACGGAGTAACTGCTTATACAGGCACAGAAGAAAGACGTGCAATTAACATGGTATTAACATTTAAAAATGTTGATCAAGTAGTATCAAATGATTTACTAGACGACGAACTAAATGCAGTTGCAGATAAACTAGGTATGCAGTTCGACGGAAGTAACGAATCTGCATTGGCAATTCTTAAAGCAATCAAAGACAAAATTTAGTTGACACACAAATAAATCTATACTACAATATATAAAACATGGAGTAGTATTTTGAAAAGGTATATTTTCGACGTCGATGGCACACTTACACCTAGTCGACAAAAAATAAACGATCAATTCCAAAAATGGTTTATAGAATTTATCTATGATCATAATGTTTATCTAATTACTGGTAGTGACTATCCTAAAACTTTAGAACAACTTGGTTCCACAATTTGTGAAAATGTAAACCGTGTATATAACTGTTCAGGTAGCGACGTGTGGGAAAATGGTAAAAACATTTTTTCTAAAGTATGGCATCTGCCCGAAGATGCTATTGCGTGGTTGGAAATACAACTACAAGAAAGCAAGTTTTACAGAAAAACAGGACTACACTTTGAACATCGCCCTGGCATGGTAAACTATAGCATTGTAGGACGTAATGCAAATTTAGAAGAGCGTTTCATATATAAAGAATGGGATGAGCATAAAAACGAACGCAATACTATTGCAAAACAATTTAATGAACTTTTTCCAAATATAGAAGCACGAGTTGGTGGAGAAACTGGAATAGACATATATCCAAAAGGCAATGACAAAGGACAAATTATAAAAGACTTTGATCCTAATGATGAATTACATTTCTTTGGTGATAGAATGGATAAAGCAGGAAACGATTATCCTTTGAAAAAACTGCTTGTTGACAAAGATCTAGGTTTGTGTTATCATATTAAAGACTGGGAAGAAACTTGGAAAATATTAAAAACACTATGACAAAACGAATTGGATTTGCATGTAAGTATATGCATCACGACCAAACACAAAAGAAAAAGTTACTAGAAGAAATTCAACGCCCATTCAATACACGTTCAACAACTGTTGCATGGCTTAATAGACAAACTAAAGAAGTTGCAGAAGAACGTCTATGGGATATTATGGTACATAACATCAAATCGTTTGAAAACTTGATTAGATACGTAGGAGGATTACCTAATGAACTACGCATGGTTAGACTTGGTAGTGATGTCCTTCCTGTGTACACAGAGCCTACTTGGTGCTATTATTGGAAACTACCTGATGTGGTCGCATATTGCGAAAAGCATTTCGCAAGGGTCGGCAAAGTTGCAAGGGAACTTGATGTTAGGCTTTCTATGCACCCTGGTCAGTTTACTGTACTTGCGTCAGATAATCCTGATATTGTAAATAGAAGTATAGAGGAGTTTGAATATCATGTGGATGTCATCAGGTGGATGGGATACGGCAAATCATTTCAAGACTTTAAATGCAATGTACACATATCGGGTAGAAAAGGTCCACAAGGTATCATCGACGCACTTAAACGACTCTCGCCTGAAGCAAGAAACACTATCACGATCGAGAACGACGAAATGTCGTGGGGAATCGACGCAAGCCTCGAACTTGCAGACCACCTTGCCCTCGTTCTTGACATACACCATCACTGGGTCAATAGTGGAGAATACATTCAACCCACCGACGATAGATTTGCTCGCATAGTAGACAGTTGGCGTGGTGTTCGACCTGTTATTCATTACAGTGTTAGCCGCGAAGATGTGCTTGTAGATTTCCCACAGGATTCTAAACCTAATATGGAATCACTACTAGAAACAGGATACAAGAAACAAAAACTACGTGCCCACAGTGATTTTATGTGGAACAACGCAGTAAATGACTGGGCATTAGAGTTTTGGCCGTACGCAGATATAATGGTAGAAAGCAAAGCAAAGAACCTTGCAAGTGAAAAACTGCATAAATATTTTTATGAGCGAGGACGAAATTTTATTCGAGAACAGTCCAATCAGGAAAGTACTCGAGCAAGAACCTCTAAAGTTTATACCACATAACTACAAGTTGGCATCAGAGATGAAAACTTGGAGGAACAAGTATAAATTATGGGACTTGTATAAAAAAGAACAATAAATACTTGTATGAAACTACAAGAGATATCAGAAAAAAGTTGCTCTAGAACAAGAGCCGCAGAATGCCAGTGTACTCAACTTACCACTATTACTGAATCAGATGACTATGTTACTGCATTATGTAATTTAGATCACGGAGAATCAGTAGAAGGAACTATTTTGTTGAGACAAATGAAAAAAGGATCTGGTACTGTAATAGTAGGACGTATTACAGGTTTAGAACCTGGTGAACATGGATTTCATATACACGAGTTTGGTGATTTGACAGATGGCTGTGAGAGCGCCGGTGGACATTATAATCCCGATGATGTAGATCACGGTGATATTAATAATGGTCATGTAGGCGATTTAGGAAATGTCACAGCGAACACAGACGGCGTAGCCGACTTCACTATTATAGCAAAACGTGTTGATCTAATAGGTGAACGCAGTGTTGTTGGTCGTGCAATAGTAGTCCATGCTGATGTAGATGACCTAGGTAAAGGCGGCGATGCAGAATCACTCAAAACCGGAAATGCAGGTGAACGACTCGCTTGTGGGGTAATTATACTTAAAGATTAGGAGAGTACAATGCTTAATTGGCTTAAAAATATATTCATGCCAACAGAAATTGCTGAAAAACCATTAGTGTTAGACAAGCCTGTTGTAATGAAAAAGGCAGAACTAACAAAAATGACAAAGAACGAACTTGAACAACTAGGTCGTGCTCATGGCATTGAGTTAGACAAACGATTAACTAAACCAAAACTAGTTGATCAACTATGGAAAGAAGTAAAACCTAAAAAATAAAGGAGATTACTATGTTAGATAATTTTAAAGGTTGGGTAGCAAAACGCTTCACAGAAAGAACATCTTGGGACGGTGCGGCACTTATTGCATTAGGAATTGTTGTGCTAATTGCTAAACCACTTGCAGGATTACTTGCATATGCGGCAATCGCATATGGTGCTTGGACTATTTACAAGTCTGAATAATTACAAACTACTAATTGGTTTATCTATAGAGGCTGGCATATTCCAAACCAGCCTTTTTTCAACTCCACGTTTTTGTGCAAATCTTTTAGGATCGCAACTAGGACATACATGAAAATAGTTGTCGCTTAACCGCCTAGGATCTACTTTACCTTTCTCACGCTTAAACTCTTCATTGCATTCATCACATACAAACACAGCAATTTGTTTCATGCGTTTGTAGGGGTGTACTTTGCCCTTTTTGCTTTTACGATAGTAGTGAGTTATAGAATTTTCTATTCTTTTGAACATAACACTATTTACATTCGGATTATAAAATATAACATAAATATTGTCATGAGCATTGTAACTGTGACAGATTCAGCAAAAGAACACATGGAAACCGTCATTGCAAAGGAAGGCAAAAAGTACGTTAAATTAAGCGTTAAGGGCGGTGGATGTGCTGGTTTTCAGTATGAATGGAATGCTGTAGATACAGTAGAAGACGATGATGAGATATTTGAATTAAGTAATGGCAATTTTGCTATTGATGCAACTGGTCTAATGTTTGTAATGGGTACTACAATAGACTATAAAAAAGAAGTATTTGGATCATACATGAGTATACAAAACCCTAATGCAACATCAAGTTGTGGATGTGGAGAAAGTTTCGGAGTTTAAAATATGGCACGTAAAGAGATTAATATTGGCGCGACTGGTAATGACGCAACCGGTGATAGTATTAGAACAGGTTTTGACAAAACAAATCAAAACTTTACAGAACTATACGCGGCACTAGGATTAGGCGGTGGTCTAAACTTTGAAACACTAGACAATACACCTAATGCATTAACTGCTAATAAAGTGTTAGCATCAAATGCTAATGGTGATGAAATTATTGAAAAAACACTAGTAGGTGACGGTGTAACTATTGATCAATCTACAAACCCTACACAAATTATTATTAGAAATACTGGTACTGAAGTTGCACGTGATACATCACCAGAACTAGGTGGTGATCTTGATGCACTTGGACAATTTAGAATCAAACGTCTTGCTGATCCTATCAACGCACAAGATGCTGTGAATAAACAGTATGCTGATCAGACATTTATTGATGTTGCTGGAGATGTAGCAGTAGGACAAATACAATTACAAGACGGTGCAGGACAACCAAGAATTCCAACACTGCTGGACGAAGCGACTAATAAACAATATGTAGATACAAAAGTATCCAAATCCGGTGACGAAATGACTGGACAACTAATACTTGCTCGCGATCCTATCGAAGGTGATAGCGGATTAACAGCAGTTACAAAAAATTATGTAGATTCTACAGGTTACATTTCAAACTTAAACATCTATGTTTCTTCTAAAGGTAGAACAGAGAGACAACAACTAGACGCAGGTATTGAACAATTAAAAGTAGGTAGAAGTTGGGGTAATGCTTTTTCGAGTGTTAGAGACGCATTGTTTTATGCAGAACGTGTAATCAAAGGTGATGCTAGATTAAAATCAGAAGGTTTATTGCCTAGCAGTCATATTAATTATTTTCCAACACCTGGACGTAAGCCAGGACCATACACAGTAGGTTTGGCGGCTGACGGAACAGAAGATACAACTAACGTTCTTGCTAACAGTTTACTTGTAAGAAATAGAAGTTTTATTCAACAAGAAACTGTTGCATTTATTAATAGAGAAGTAGCAGACAATGACAACGCAGATGGTTTTTCTAGTTCTTTCACTTATGATCAAGAAAAATGCTTTAGAGATGTAGGATTAATTATTGATGCTATGTCATTTGATTTGACCTACGTAGGTAACAGTAGAACTGTTGATGCGGCGACAAGTTATTGGGACAATGCAGGAACACCTGGAAATTCAGGTGATGATATAAGTTTAGTTGCAGGACAACAAAGCGAAACTGTTGCGGCAATAAATTTTGCTAGAGATTTAGTCCTAAACAATATTTTAACAAACACTGCTTATGTTGCTCCAGATGCTACTGCAAATCCAAATGCTTATGCTCTTATCAATAGTAACAAAAGATTTGTTGTAGACGAAACAATAGCATATATCAATTATCAGGTTGCAAATGCTACACCTGGTAGTATTTGGGAAAACTTTACATATGACGAGAATAAATGTGCTAGAGATGTTGGTATTATTTTAGATGGTGTTGCATTTGATTTAAAATATGGCGGTAACACACAAACAAGAATTAATGCTTCAAGATACTATGATGGTGCAGTAAGCAAAGTTGCAGGACAAGAGCAACAAACAGCGGCGGCTGTTGCATATGCTAGAGATTTAGTTTCTGATTACGTTCTTACAAATATATTATTCACAAGTTTACAAACAGCAGTTGATTCTAGCAAACAAGTAAGAGATTTATCTAATGCAGGTGAAACTGCCGCTAGAACAAAAGTTGATACATTGATGAACAACATAAGTTCTGTTATCACAGGAGGTTTGGGATCATTACCTGCTTTGGTTGGAACTACTAATAATGTAAGTACAGATGTACAGGTTATTGATACTAGTATTACAGCAGAAACACCTGCTAGTGGTATTCTAACAAGTTTATTTGCAATTATTACCAATGCTATAACAGGTGGTTTAGGAACACTACCTGCAAAAACAGGTGGGCAAGGAAGAGAACAAAATGTTCCATTACCTGAAATAACAGTACATGTTGAGTCAGGCAATTATGAAGAATTGTGTCCAATGCCTATACCAGAAAATGTATCCTTAAAAGGTGACGAATTTAGACGTGTATTGATACAATCGAAAGTTGGTGTAAGACCTCCTCAAAGATCTATAGATATGAAATTTGAAAGAGGAGATCTTTTCAATTATAATAATTCTGGAACAACACCTAAATCTGCACGTTTTAGAAATCACTATGACAGTCAATATTCACAAGCCGATAGTAATGGAGGCTTGAACTCTGCTGGAGCAGGAAGTGTAAGATTAAAAAATCTAGTGTACTATCCTTTGAACGGAATGTACTTTGAACACACCGATGGTGTTGGTCCAAGTGTTAGATACTACATTAAAAATATTACTTTTGATCCATTAGGAGTTGGAGATTTCCAAACTGCTGATTGTGAACTTTATAGTGACATTAACACAACAACCACAACTACATTAACATATTCAATTACAAATAATACTGTAGTAGAACTTAAAAAACTAAATCAACATTGTGACGTATTCTTGATGAATAACTCAACTATTATTAGAAACTTGAGTATTAGAAGACATCAAGGATTTGTTATGACACTTGATCCTGAAGGACAAATTCTTACAAAATCTCCATATGCTCAAACATGTTCATCATTCTGTGGACAAGGTGGTGGTGGTCAATATGTTGACGGTAACTCCGGTGTACAATATGGTACTGTAGTTGATAGTCCTAATGCGAGCGGTTTTTCAATAACCTTGCAAGGATTAACTAGACCTGTACAACTTCCAACAACTTTCTTGTATCAAGGTAATAATCCAAGTGATACAGAAAAAGGAACTTATCGTATTATCGGTTCTACTGCACCGGTAGATGACGGTTTAGGACAAGGAACATTTAGGCAAACACTAACACTAGCGGCTGATACAGAAATAAAAGTAAGTACTAGAAATCTTAATAATGGTTATATTGATAATGGTGTAGAAATAAGATTAGAAACTGCTGGTAACAAGTCAATGGCTTGTAACGACTACACACAAATCAACAGTGATGGTTATGGCCTAGTTGCTACAAACGCAGGTTTAATTGAAGCGGTATCTGTATTTACATACTATTGTGATACTGCATACTGGGCACGTAATGGTGGACAAATTAGATCACTAAACGGTTCTAATGGTTATGGTCGTATTGGTATTAAAGCATCAGGAAGTGATCCAAACGAAAACGTTCAATCAGGTACTACATTCTTTAGACAACTAAATGTAAACAAAACAGGCTCACCTGATGTTGATTATACACAAGAAGTAATTTCGCATAACCCTGGCGGCACAAATAATATTACAGGTAATAATCAATTCGAAATTAGAGATTTTGACTACCTACCGTTTCCAGACAGTAGAATGATTTTAAGTGCATTTTCAACTAATAATGATACAACAGAATATACCATTGAAGATGTAACGCCAGTAAGTGTAAGTATTTCAGGTGCAAATAATGCAAATGACACTTTTACAGCAACAGCAAATCACTATTTTACAAACGGAAGTGTTATTAAACTTGCTGGATTCGATAGTGCTGGAATGACAGGTGTTGACGGAGTCTACTATGTAGGTAATGCTAGTGGTACTGACTTTAAAGTTTACACAGATTCTAACTTGTCAACAGAACTAGATTTAGCAAGTGCTGGTGTATACACAGGCAGTGGCGGTACTGCAACAGGTGGTGGTAGAGCCGTTTTAAGTTTAGGACAAGAATTAAGTTTAGGCGTAGGTACTGTTGTTGCTGATGGTGAAAAGATTATGCTTACCGTTGGTAAGAAAATATATGTTAAAGGACTTTTAGATACACCACGAGTACTTCCAAGTAGTGCATTACAATTTTCAACAGGTGATGCTCAAGTCTTTAGAATTTTAAATGTTGAAAGAGACAACACAGACGACGAGGTCGGAACACAAGTTGATTATCAGTTACAACTTTTTGATTTAAGAGTTCCAAGTAGTAGAACTGCAAACGAATTCATTAGGGTAACAACAAAAATTTCAACCATGAGAGCAACAGGACACGACTTCCTAAACATTGGTTGGGGTAACTATGCGGCTTCTAATTATCCTAATAACGTATTTGGAGAGCCTGTTGGTAGACCAGACTTTAGTGCTGAACAGGCTAACGAAGCAGTAGAAGAAGGTGCAGGTAGAGTATTCTATGCAAGTACTGACCAAGATGGTAACTTTAGAGTTGGTAGATTTTTCCGTGTAAACCAAGGTGACGGTTCAGTTGAACTTAATGCAAACATTGGATTAACAAACGTTGACAGTATTGGTTTTACTAAAGGTACTACAATTGACGAGTTTTCAACAGACGATAAAATGCAAGGTAAGTCAGATGATGCTGTACCTACAGAAGCAACTATCGTTACACACTTGAATTCAAATGTAATTGGTAGACACGAAGACGGTACTGCGGTAACACCATTTACTGCAAATAATAATCAACAGAGTACAACATCAGGTGGTTTGTTAGCAAGAGATGGTTATGATGTTACACTTCGCCAATGGAATAAAATGCAAGGTGAGTTGAACATGAACTCAAACTTGATTACAAATATTTCAATGGTAGGTGCTCAAGCAGACGACGGTGTAAACAAAAACTATGCTGACAATGTGTTTAGAGGTGCAACTACTGATTCAATTAGAAACGAAGTAAAAACTTTTGAGATGTTAAATGATAGCACACTCAATGCTGGTGCTATCTTAATGAATGATAACCAAATCAAAGGTTTAATGGATCCAACAGAAGATAAAGATGCTGTAACAAAATCTTATGTAGATAGAAAATCAACACTAGGTGGATTAAGCGATGTTACAATTACAGGTAATCCAAGCAATACTGATATTGTAATGTTTACAGGAGTTAATCCAAGTAATCAATTTGTTGATTTCCATAACAGTGTTAACGTGTCATTAGATACAACAGTTGATTCCACAGGCGGAAGTCCAACATTTGGTGAACCACTTGGTACTGGTTCAGATGTAAGATTTAACAGAGCCGGAAACAGTCTTAACATACAACTTGCCAGTGGAGCAGTCAAAAATGCAGACGTCAGTGTTGCGGCGGCTATTTCACAAAGTAAATTAAATTTACAACTAGCAACAGCAGAAAATGCGGCGCCAACTGGCACACAAGCAGATAAGCAAGCAAGAAGTGGTTTGTCTAGTTTTGATGATGATTTCTTTACATCAACAGACGGATGGGTATCATTACTTACAGCAACATCAACAAGCGACGGTATAAGTTTAAATAAAATTAGGCATCAAACTGGTAACACAATGCTAGGTACTTCTGGTGCAAGTGCTGGCGCTGTAGTTGCTCTTACTCCTGCACAAATTAGGACACTTATTGAATTTAACACAAGTGTTGAAGCATATATTGATGATGCTGTTTTAGATACAAATGGTGCTTTGTTAAAATCCGGTGGTACAATGACTGGACAAATGAATTCACAAAATATTTTACCTAGTGCAAATGATACTTACAATTTAGGTAGTGGACCGCAACCATCCGGATTTAGATTCCTCAATATCTATACTGCTACTTTACATGCAGACGATATTAACGGAGCCAATATAAAAAGTGCAGACGGTGGTACAACTGTCCTTACAAATAACGGAGATGCTACATCAACATTTATTGGTAACTCTGCTACAGCAAGTCAATGGGAAACTACAAGAAATATTACACTAACAGGACAAGCAACAGGTACAACAACTATTGATGGTAGTGGTGATATTAGTATTACAGTAACCCTCGGTGATGCGGCTCTAGATGATCAGTATGTTCCTGTAGAAGGTGGAACATTTACAGGTAATATCCAGGTCGATGGTAATATTACCACAGATCAAAACAACAACGGTAACATTGGTGCAAGCGGCACA